TTTTATTTGACATTGATCTATTCCTTTATCATTTTATTTAATTTATATCTTTTTGCTTGTGCTACTAACTTTTCATCTTTTGATTGAAATGCACTTTCTACACATTCTTTAGTTATAGCACCATAACCATTAACCTTGCAGTATTCCATTAGTGTTTTAGCCACTTTCTTCCTCTGGCGGTTGCATTCCTCCATTCATCATCTGACCAACTAACATTGCATCTTCAATTTCTTTTGGATCAGTTGAATTTTGTACTATATCTTGTTGTTGCATCATCATATCTTGTTGTTGTTTCTTTTGCTGTAGCAACTCTTCTAAAATTTCTTTAGATATATCTTTCTGTGTCCATCTCCAGAATTGGTCTGGTGTTAATAAACCTAATTGGACTAAATCTAATGCTTGGTCAAATCTACTTGCACGATTCTCCGGCATACTTGAACCCGGAACATATCTAAAATCCATATCGTCATCTAATTCATAAGGGGAAACTTTTTCAAATTCATAGTTACCAACCTCTTCATCATATGTTCTAATTTCAATTTCTGACTCATAATTATTTTTTAACATAACAAGGGTATGTTTATATAAACTAATAATAGCATCTTGTCCAACCTCTCGTTCTTTTGTACGAATAACTTGCTGTGATGCTTCTTGTAGTTGTGCTATTGCTCTACTTGCAGTAACTCCACTTGGATTTCTTCCTTGTGTAATATCGTGAACACCACTAACAGAGTCTGCAAGTTGAATTAAACTTTGAGCCATAGGTAAACTTGCTTGTGAAATACCACCAGCCGGTAATCTATTGACAGCCTCGTGTGGACCATTAGTATAAAATACTTGACCGGGTTTATCTGTAGGTCTATTTCCCGGTGTTTTCATCATACTTTTAGGCATTACTACTGCTGGGTTTCCGTGATATATCATATTATCCATTGCTTGAGATAAAGTTATTGATGATCCTACTGCTAAACTTTCTATAACCTCTGGTTCACCTTTACCCCATATACTGTGAGATGATTTATAATTTTGAAACATTACTAAAGGAATAAAATCAAAAGGTGCTTTAACTTTTTGCAATAATACACTACCCGCCCAAGTTGCTAAATACAGAGTATCTTCTTCCCAATACCAAGCCTCTTTTAATAATGCTTGTCCTTGTCCATAATCTTCTGCATTATCACTTTCAGTTCTTATTGGTGATTTGGTTTCTGCTTCAACTGTATCTACTTTACCACTTGGACTTGCTAATTTATCAGATTGTTTTATAAAAGATTTAAATTCATTTAACTTACCTTCACTCTTAACATATTTACCATCTTTAAATTGTTCTGCTATTTCACTTATATATGTAGGAGTTGCAAAAATTACACATTTAGCATTTTCTATATTAGTTGCTAAAGGATCAAAGAAAACTGTATAAGGGTCTGGAACTTTTAAATCCACAACACCTTGATACATTGAACACTTTAAAAAGCCATTACCAAATATTAATCCATCTCGTTTCATTCCAGCAACTGCTCTTGACATCTTTCTTTTTTCAAATTCAGATTCTAATACATCTTGAGCAAGTCTTGCAGAATGTATTTGTTCTTCTCTTTTAGGCATTATATCAACTTTAGGATTTCTATCAGTTAAAATAGAATACATAGTTTCTACAACTGAATGTATTATATTAGGCTCAATTCGAGATTTATATTTTGGTAAATTAAAAGGCTTTAGAAATTCACCAGCATAAAGTTCCTCATTTCTTCTCCATCTTGGAACTTTGGTTTTCTTTGCCTCTTTTGCAGATTGAAATTTTTTCTCTAATTTTTGTAGTGCTTTGTAATCTTCTACTGCTGGTGCATACCCCGCTTGAACATTTAAAGGTTCACCAGTATCTGGATAATCTTTACGAGCCATTAGCAATTTTCCTCAATTTAGTATATCTTTCTTTTTTTGGTGTAACTTTATCATTCGTAGAAGAATATGTTTGATTACCACTCGTTATTTTTGTCTTACTCTTCCTCTTTGGCTTAATAGTTGATCGAGGGTAAGGTTCGTTGGTTGGGGGTAATTGTGGTCCTTGAGCCATTAATCTACCTCATACCCTTCACCACCACCACCACCAGATGGTTCTTCATAAACCACATCTACTGATTGCGATGGACTTTTCACCTTCATTTTTTTCTTAACAACTTTTGCCGATGTTGTTTTAATTATAATTTTTGTAGAAGAACTTTTCATTCCACCTTTTGACTTAACAAATTTTGCTACAGCCTCATCTACAGACTTTGAACCTTTTGGTGTTGTTGGTTTTTTCTTTACAAAAGTTGTATCATTATTCAAAGACTTATTTAAAGAACCAGCCTTATGTCTTGTTATTTTTGCCTTACCATATGTTTTCATTTATTGATCCACCTATTTGGAATGTTAATTTTATCTCCCGGCCATATTTTGTCTGGGTTTTTAATATGGGGATTATGTTTAATTAATTCTTTAACACCATCATTTGTATCAAATCCATATTCTCTCGCAACACTCCAAAGAGTATCCCCTTTATTAATATGTTGTTGTTGCTGACCTCTTTCAGTAGGTATTGCTTTAGAATTTCTATCACCCTCTGCAATTTTTCTTAATTTAGGTGCAACCGACCCAGTCCATAAATCTGTAACCCTTTGTTTTGTCCATCTTTTCATTTTTTGACTCATTTATTTTCCCCAATTCATTGTGAATCCATCTGGACTCGGTTCTGATGTTAATCTTTCAAAATCTTTTTGCATTGCATTTTTTCTTTTTACCTTTACTTTACTTGGTGCTTGGATATGTGTCAAAGCATATCTCAAAGCATCACATATATGATCCTCTAAAGTCGTATCTAAATCCTCTGGCCTCTTATCATCACATATCATATCTGGAATAGTCCTTACTAAATTAGGACAAGTTCCATTAATTATATAAAAATTTGACTCTGTCTTTTCATTATGGTGCATTAATTGAGCCATATTTCTCCAGCCATTTACTCTATCATTATTCGCTGGTTGTAAATTAGGCACCAAAACATTATTAGCATCACCCATCAAAGCATTCGCTATACTCCTATCTGCCCACATTTGAGCATTCGGATTATTCCAAGCCATAGGGTTTCGGGTCCACATTGAAGGATCACCCAAACTCATTGTAATATTTTCTTGAGTCATATTAGCAATTTGCTCTCCCCATTCCATTGGATGCTTTTCTTTTCCATATAATTCTCTATAACAAAAAACTTTATTTTCCGGAGTAACCTCTATCCATATAGCACCAAATGGTGCCGAAAATCCCCAGTCAATACCTATATACCTATTGTTGTAAGACTCTCCAAAACCCATTGTTTTAGCCTTTTCTTCACTAATACAATGAACTCTTGGGTCAAACTCTGCAAAATATTGTCCAGCAAAAACATCCCAGTCGCCATTCCTCCAAGCACTCCTTAAAGGCTCTGGTAAACTATCTAAAAAATTTACATAGTCTGGGTCTGCCTCTTTTAAAGTAGGGTTGTCATCTATTGTAGCCGGAATAAAAATTCTTTTTCTTTTACTTATGCTATCCGTAAATGCTACATTAGGCTTTTTTTGCCCTATTTTAAACCTTTTTTTAATCCATTGATGCCCAGCACCTCCGGGATTACAAGTTAAAAAAATTTGAGGTTTAATGTCACAAGTTGATCTAACCGATGAAATTAATTTTAAATAGTTTTCTTCACTCGGTATCTGCCCTAACTCCTCAATCAATAAGCGATGTATCTCCCAACCTTGAAACTGTGTATATGCCTCTGCATCTTTTAAATGTCCAGTATATATTTTAGCACCACTTGGAAAAGTAAAAACTGCTGGTTTCCCAGATACCTTTGCAGTGGTATATAACTGACTGGCCCGGTCTATCCAGTTCCGTAGGTCGCTGTGATTTCTTCTGATACACAAACCTATAAATCTGGGGTCAACTATGCCCTTTAATAACCATACTATACCAGCATCTGTCTTACCGCCACCTCTGGACCCACCGTATAACAGTTCATATACTGTAGTATCTATACTTAATGCAAGTGTTTGCTGTCCTTTGTGTGCTTCCCATATATTATTGTTCATCTGGTTTGGTCTGTGCTGGTAGTATTACAAAACCTTTATTATCATCTGTATCTATCTTTAATTCACTACTCTTTAATGCTGGTATCAATCTTTCAATTATTAACTTTGTGCAATTCATAGCATCTTTATGCTGTTTATCTGTTCCCAGAGTATTTGCTATCTTAAATATTGAATTGAGTATATCTTGGCCCTTTGGGTTATCTCTAAACTTTTGAACGATACTCTCATTTGCTGGTGGTCTACCTTGACCGTAACTATTTCCAGATTGAAATCTACCTTTACTATCTCTGAAATCAGATACTCCGTTAGATGAGCCGTTTTTTACGGGTTGTTTCTCTTCGATTACCGCATCATTAGGGTTAACACCGTTTTTAACTGTTTTACCCACCTTAATTTAGTTCCTCATCTTTTAGTGTATCTTCCATATGTTTATAGTAATTATCATAGTCGTATACTGTTTCTATATTATCTGTAGTTTGAGTTCGGTCTTCATCCCTATATTGAGGGACCGGTTGTGTATAATCTGTAACCGCATCGTCAATAGTCCTTTTATTGATTTTACCGCCTATGATTATTAAGATTGTTCCAGTGATTAGTCCAGATATAAAATATATTGTTTCTATCATCTTATATTATAATAATGTTTTATTTAGTATGTTAGGTCAATATTTATACTATTTATTGTTGATCCGCTATTGATCCTATCATCTGGTCCCCGTCTAAAACAAAGATTTTTCTTGCATATATAATACTTTAAGTGTTATAATAGTGGTAAGTATTTATTAATTAATTGGAGATTTGCAAATATGAGAAAAGAAATGTTAGCACTATCGAAGGCTGTTCTGGATAATAAAACAGATGTTGCTCTTCGTATACTTGATGAGGTTATTGCAATTAAAGCG